AACAGTGCAGGAGTACTCCAAGGAAGTCCTGGAACAAATGTACCTAAGTATGCAACACCTAGAAAAATAATTCCAAATGTAAACCAAATTGCTTTTTTAATTTTGTCCATTGAATGCCTCCTTAAGGCTTTTTGTAAGATAATCTATATCTGCTTCTGAATGATTGGGCGTAGGACATAGTCGAAGCCGTTCGTCACCCCAACCCACTGTTGGATAATTAATAGGTTGGGCATATATTGCTTTTTCTTCTAACAACCAATCGCTTATTGATTTACACTTTTTAGCATCGCGCACCATAACAGGAACGATGTGTCCGCCGATGCTTAACGGATTTACTTCCAATCCTGCTGCTGTTAGATGCTCTCTTGTCGATTGAGCAACTTGAAAAATCTTTTCTCTTAAGCTTGGATGATCTTGTACATACTTAACACTTGCAAGAGCACCTGCGCACAATACTGGACTCATACTTGTGGAAAAGATAAACCCTTGTGCATAGGACCGGATCATATCAATTAGATCTCTGCTGCCTGCAACGTACCCACCTTGCACTCCAAATCCTTTAGCAAGGGTACCTTGGATAACATCCACTCCGTCGACACATTTCTGTTCTTCAGCAATGCCTGCGCCACGACTTCCATATAACCCAACTGCGTGAACTTCGTCAACATAGACCATTGCTCCGTGCATACGGGCAATCTCACATACCTCCGATATCACTCCCTTGTCTCCGTCCATACTATACACTCCCTCCATTGCAATTATGGGTTGGCAAGCGGGGTCTAAGCTTTCTAGGATTTCTTTTAAATGTTTGAGATCATTGTGACGCCACACTGTTCTAGGTGCTTTACTAGATCTAATGCCTACAATCATCGAATTATGATTGTTTTCGTCTGAAATATAGTGGACATTAGGCAATAAAAGACCTAAAACCGACAGAGTTGACTGGTTAGCAACATAGCCACTTGTAAAGGTCAAAGCACATGTTTTATCGTGTAATTTCGCAAGTTCGCTTTCTAGTGCAACATGATAGTGAGTTGTTCCGGAAATGTTGCGTGTCCCCCCGGCGCCGGCACCGGCATGATCCAAAGCGGTATGCATAGCATCGAGCACTACTTTGTGTTGTCCCATACCTAAGTAGTCGTTTGAACACCAATTAGTAATGTGTTTAATATTGTAACGTCCATAGTAAATTGCGTTAGGGAACTTTCCACGTTCTCTTAGGATATCTGTGAACACACGATAGTTTCCGTCTGTTTTAAGTTTTTCTAAGCTGGCTGAAATTGCGTCTTGTGTTTTTGGTTTGAGCATAATATATGTATTTAACCAAACATGTACTTTAAGATTTGTTATATAATAAACAACTATGACATGATGCTTGCACAGGCTTATTCCGTGTGCCTATGATAACCGGACCTAGGGTCACGGGGACAGTAAATTCTTTTTGGTCAAAAAAAGTACTTAGCAACTACCCGCAAGGATGATGATCGGATACGCCTACGTACAACCGATTTTGCTGTTTGAATATGTTTCACCAAAGGCTAAATGAGGGAGTAGTACTCCCACGGCTGTATATGTGGTAGCTTGCATGTACAGTCCGCCGTCATATATAAGATCATGGCTCGAGGTACCGGATGACCGCCTCTATACACGCCACATGCTACCGATGAAAGGAACTCGGATAATTTCATTTTTTTTGCCCGTAAAAAGGGCAAAATCTGACTCCAGAATCTGGATAATATATCTTCTCTCTATAAAAGAGATGAGCGATAAGCGACATCTCAAGTGAGCTTTGCTCGCTTCTAACTACAGATTAGACTTGACAGATTAGGTAATACCTGTTATAATTGTATTAAGAGAGTAATATTTTTAAGGATAGCCATGAAAATTAATTTGATTTCCGATGTGCATTTGAATTTTGAAGATCTGATTCTTCCTGGCGGAGATGTCCTTATCGCTGCGGGTGATATTATGGAAGCAGGGCACTTACGTCTTGCAGATAATACTAAAAAGGACACGTTCCTTGCAGATCGGTATCGTCGTTTTATCAACGAAGAATTCATTAAGTACGAACAGGTAATTTACGTTTTGGGTAATCATGAACATTACAGCAATAGTTACCAAGATACTCCGGCACGCTTAAAGCGTGAAATGCCCGATAACGTCCGTATCCTCGAAGCAGAAAGTATGCAGATCGAGGATGTGCATTTCTTCGGGGGAACGTTCTGGACTGATATGAACAAGCGTGATCCGCTGACTATGCAAGTTGTTGAGCAAAGTATGTACGATTTCTCTTCAATCAAGCACGGCGATAGTATTAAGATTCAGTTGCCTTACGGTGACTCATACTATACAAACAAGTTCACTCCTGCTTATGTTGCAGGTGTATTCAAAGAGACTGTAGAATCGTTAAAGTTGTTTTTGGACTGTCACGAAAACGATAAGGTTGTTGTTATTAGTCATCATGCACCTAGCCCGTTGAGTATTGCTCCGCATTATCAAGACGGTCGGGACTTCCATATGAATTTTGGTTATCATAGTAATTTAACCGAGTTCATTATGGATCATCCGCAGATTCAAGCATGGGTTCACGGACACATGCATGATCCAGTTGATTACATGATTGGCGATACGCATGTGATGAGTAACCCTCGTGGTTATGCAGGACATGAGTTTCAAGCAACGATCTTCGACCCTGCATTCTACTTTGAAGTATGAAAGAAGTTGTGTCGATAGAAAACAGCGAGATGCCTATAGTATATTCCGCACGGCATACTGGAAAGAGCATGTACTATGTACATGCGCGGAATATACTAACTAGAAAGATTACAATGATTGATAAAGCAGTAGTAGATGGTTCAATGTGGTATACTGTATTAGTATCGTCGCAAGCAGGCTATTGGATTCGAAATCAATCTAAAGAACTTTGGTATGAACATCCGAGTACCAATTGGCCAGTGGATGCTAATAAGTTTGATGTTCATGAAAAACTTTATTCTATGTTGGCACTAGCATGGTCAGGGTACTAACAACATTGCATGCTTCGATATATTGCCCTTACATTCCGGAATCGAAAATGTATATAGAAGAAAAGCGGTTGCACGGTGCAAAGTATTTTGTTGTAAGGCCAGTGTTTGCGAACTGGCAAGAGATGGAGAAGTGGACAACTAAAATATTTGGAGAACCTGCAAGCTGTTGGGACGAAGGATGTCAACGTTGGTATATGAATGACCAACGATTTTGGTTTCGAAATGAAGCAGATCGTACTATGTTTATATTGAGGTGGGCATGAAAGCGTACATAAAAGACAAGTGGCTTACATGGCGAACTGGCTTATCAAAGCAAGAACGAGATTGGCGTAAGTGGCAAGAAGAAAATATTGTTCGCCGTGCTAATACAATTGAAAATATGTTTATGAACTTTAAGTATATACTTCCTGTGTCTACCAAAATATTTGATCACAACGAACCGCATGGTTGGGTACCTAATAAAGACTTTCAACAGTATATGTACCCTCGACGAGACTTAGATAATTGCACAGTGTATCACTTTGCAAGAGGCGAAAAGAATCGCTGGGACGGATGCTTTCACTTTAATGAGTTTAGTGGAGGTGACCAGGTGTTTGTAGGAACTAACAATGATAAGGATGCTGTGTTAATAGCATTGAAATATTCATGAACAATACAGCAAGCTGGATTACATTTGGCAAAGAACGCTATCATCAGCATCCAGCAATGGAAAAATGGTGTCATGAAAATATTGGATTAGGCGGTTGGTCTTATGCAACTCCAAAAACTTGGGAAGGTATGGACGGCAAGATTTGGGTTATGCATAGTATGTTTGGAAATACAACCTATGCGTTTAAAGAAGCAAAGCACTTGTCGATGTTTGTATTAAGGTGGAGTGAGTTTAATGGATTTTAAATTTTTTATTAGAGATACGAGTATTGCTCCGTTGGAGAACGAATACTTCGAATGGGCACGAGACCAGTTTGGTAATATCGGTAAACGATGGGATGCAGGTCATAACGGGTTCTACTTTGCAGAAGAAAAAGATGTAGCACTGTTTTTACTACGATGGGGCAGTCATCCTAATTTAAGAGAATTACATGTAGATGATCGAAGTTAAGCTATGGAAGAAGAAAGCTAATGAAGTAACTGATATTGTTCAGTCTTTGCGAAAGCAAGGAATGGTACAAGGAGTGGACTTTGATTTTAGTTTCAACCCCGGGGGAATATCAGAGAGGTATGAAAACGATACGTTTGACTTTACAATAAGACACACAGTATTTTCATTTTACACTGAAAAGCATGCAAGTATGTTTATATTACAGTATAGCAATTATATTATAAAGCGATGAAAAGATATCATAGCGAGGGCGGCATGTCTAATCCTAATTTCCGCCATAAAGTGAAAGTTAAAGATAGTACTGATGCAATGTTTAATTGGTGCAGTACAAATATAAGCGAAGCAAGCGATTTTGACAGATACTATGTGCAATGGCTGCAAGGTGGCGGGACAATCTTTCAGTTTGAAAACGAACGTCCCGCCCTTGTGTTTGCTTTAAAGTTTGGACACTTGTGAAATTTCATGTATATCAAGAATTTACTGAATTCGGTTATTGGGTAGCTGCCTTTAATGCTTGGGGCGCTGCACTAAGGGCAGAGAACGCGAAACGGGACGACATGCGGACATGGTGCAAGGAAATATACGGAGCTCCAGGATTAGTAGTTGATACATCTCGTCCACGGTGGAAAGATGATATAATGTGGGGTGAAATACGATTTAGAGACAAGCAAGATTTAACACTCTTTTTATTAAGGTGGGGGAAATAATAATGGAAATTAAAGTAAATCACGAATACCATATTGTAGAATTAAACCAGTCAGTGGGTGTACCAAAAGAGTTAGTAACTTGGCTAACGGACAATTTAGGTCCAGTAAGTGCAGGAAGATGGTTTGTTAGGATCGGAAGAATTTATTTTTATAGCGAAAAGGATCATTTGATGTTTCTACTACGATGGGCCGGCAAATGAAAAAGCCCAAGAAGAAACGGAAGATAAAAGTAATCCCAAAAGATTCGCTTGTTGTAGATTACGGAGTGAATCGGGTAGTTATGCCACATCGTGCATCTCTAATCAATTATTACGATGCAGAGATTTTAGCAATGAGCAAGTGGTGTGAGCAAACGTTCGCAACAGATACATGGTATAGGGGAAATGGATATCCAGGATGGATGTATTTTGTTAAAGCAAGCGATAAGACAATGTTTTTAATAAGGTGGGGGAAATGATAGTAGATTTAGATCCGTTGCCGTGTATGACAGCAATAAATTTAATCAAGATGTGTGTTGAATACGATATTGATAAACTAAAGTGTCTTGAGATAGTAGAGGCAATGTCAGTTGTTCCGGTTCCTAATATTAAATGGGAGTTAGATATTCCCGAAAAATACTTAACATTTTTTATATTGAAACAAAAATGAAAAACGTAATACTGCCGATGATAACAAAAATGATGCCATCGTTGATTGCACAACAAATTATAGGCGTACAGCCTATGCCGCTTTCTGCAGGATTAATATTCACGCAAAAAATGACAACACAGGATCCTAACATTGTTAAGTTCCACAAGAAGTACAAATTCAGCCGTGCTAAATGGTACATAGCAGAGTTTGATGCAACCTTCTATGATGAAGTAGATGAATGGTGTGCAAAACAATTTGGAAAACATGATAAACGTCCAGATGCTTGGAGTCGTTGGTGGCACAGATACGAATCAAGTATTCATTTCCGCGATGAGAAAGATTATCTAATGTTTTTACTAAGGTGGGGAGTATGATTATGCTAAAACACACAACACGTCGAAGCAAGTATAAAATAAAAGTAGCGATTACCGGTGGCCTGCTGCATGTTGGAAAGGTACCGGAGCAACGACAATGGTGCGAAGATACTTTTGGCAAAAGTAATAGCAAAGGCCGTTGGAAATGCGGCTGGATTCAAAAGGACCCAACATTCTTTTTTAAAAATCCAAAAGATGCTACAATGTTCGTGTTGCGATGGAGTACTCCGTGAACGAAGAAGTTTATAGAAGTTTTCAACAAACTTACTATCCGCAACGACTTGAAGTTAAGTATGATACTGTTAATGTTGAAGTTATGGGTAGTTATCCGACAAAGGTGTTTAGAGGTTCAACTGTTGAAATGACAATGGATGGCCAAAAGTTTACAGAGCTTGCTACTACGTTGTACGAAATAGAAGCAGACACTATTGTTAGGAAGAACAACACCACAGTAATGAAGGCATACGAACAATACAAAATATTATTAGAATTGGCAAGAACGTGAAGATAAAAATTAATTCCGGCAAAGTAGATTCTATTGCAAACTGGCTCGCATCAAATGTAGGGCCGCCGCAGCGCCAATCAGGTGGCATGTATCGCGGCGAAGGTTGGTCTATGTGGGTATCAGTTACTCCAGATAATCAAAAGATACAGTGGCAGGCAGAGATACACGATTCGTATGTCGATGACGCAACTAAAACAATGTTCGCATTGCTGTGGAGCTAATAATGTCAAAGTCAATATCTAAAGAACTTTCCGATATGTTAGCAGACGAGATCCGAAAAGAAATCGACTTTGAAATTATGACTCGAATGTTATGCGAACAAGGGTGGATACAATGTAAATCGGCAGATCACTATTCGCGGGTTGATATTAAAGAATGGGCAGATAAGCACTGTGGGGGGAAAATACAAGGGTTGGGTAGCAACTGGTTGCTAAGTAACGAAAAAGATGTTATACTGTTTATATTGAAATGGTCAACTTAGGAACAAAATGGATATTTACTTAGATATGGACGATGTGGTTGCAGATTGGATCACGCATGCCCAAGATTACTTAGGTATGAAGTGGGGCAATGTTGAACGCATTCCTAACTACGATTGGGCTCGACTAAAGAATGATCATCGATTCTATTCAAAACTTGATCTAAAACCCGGTGCTACAGAACTTGTGCAATACTGTCGGGATCAAGTAGCAAACGGTAAAGCAGACAACTTAGCATTCCTATCAGCACTACCGCATGACTATTCTGTACCGTTTGCAGCACAAGACAAAGTTTGGTGGGCACACAAGCACTTTGAAGGAATTCCTGTATTTTTTGGGCCTTTTAGCCATGACAAATATCGACACTGTAAACCCGGCGATATTTTGATTGACGATAGAACAAGTAACTGTATTGAATGGCGTGATGCAGGCGGCAGATCGCACATTTACAAACAATGGCCAGAATGCAAAATTTGGCTAGATGAGATCTTTCAGGGATAAATAAAATAGTAGAATGCTTCGGGTTCTACAAAAACCGGGCAATGGTGCCCAATATGATTCTTGCTTAATAAAGGAGAAAACTATGAATCAATTAGTACGTTTCGATACCACCTCTCTAAACAGAGCCCTTGTAGGTTTTGATCAAATCATTAACGATTTCGAATCACGATTTGCTAACCAAATCCAAAATAACTACCCTCCACATAATGTCATTAAACATGATGAGGATAATTACGAGATTCAAATCGCAGTCGCGGGTTTCCGCAAAGATGAGATTGAGCTAACTGTACAAAACAATCATTTGATTGTAACTGGCACAAAAGCAACCGAGCACCCTACAGGTGAATACATGCATAGAGGGTTAAGTGCTCGGAACTTTGAAAGATTCTTTAGACTGGAAGGGTTTCTGGAAGTCGGGGATGCTGAAATACGAGATGGCTTACTGCTTATCAACTTAATACGCAACATCCCCGAAGAAAAGAAACCTAAAAAGATCTCAATTAAATCTACTTAAAATAAGTGGGGGGAGACCCCCACTTTGTTAAATACACACATAATAGGAATTACAATGTCAGAAACGATTACTAAAACCCGCGCTACTAATAAAATTAAAATTCAGGAACCTAGCAAATATAAAGTTGTTGTGTATAACGATGACAAGACTCCAGTTGATTTTGTAGTGGCAATGTTAATTAAGGTGTTTCGACATTCTGAAAGTATTGCACTGGACTTAACTATGAAAATTCATAATGATGGTTATGCAGTTGCAGGAATTTATCCTTTTGAAATCGCAGAGCAGAAGGGTGTCGAGGCTACTGGCCTTGCTCGTCAATATGGGCATCCACTATTAATTAAAGTAGAAACAGAATGAGTTTAAAAGATTTAACTAAAGATAAGCACACAGAAGCAGAACGCACTAACTTTATGCGAGCTGCAATTAAGGGTCGTATGACTCATGAAGTCTGGGCAGATTACACTTATCAAAAATCAGTGTTTTATGATTCAATTGAAAATGTCGCACGATACGAAAAGCTAACACTTGATTGCTTAGAAGTTGAACGTGCTGTAAATCTTTATCTCGACGCAAAAGAAATGTGCAATGGCAACTTTCCGAAAATTAATAAAGTTACCATCGATTATTGTCGCTACATACTAGATCTAGTAGGACAGCCGGATAAAATTATGGCACATCTTTATGTGTGGCACATGGGTGATTTGCACGGTGGCCAAATTATTCGCAAACTTCTCCCGTTCCCACATCGTAATCTTGATTTTGATGATGTTGAAAAACTTAAAGTAACTATCCGTAATAAGTTAAATGACAGCATGGCTGATGAAGCTAATATTGCGTTTGACTGGGGTATCCGTATTATGAAGGAATACGATGCAGCTCTTCCACTTCCAGTTGAAGAATGAGCATTATATTTGAAAAAGCAATTGCTTGCTCTGAAGAAATTATCAAGCGATTCAAATCCACTGGAGAGCATGTAACTGAGCCTGCGGCTAGCAAGTTTCCTTGGGCTAATCATGTGTACTATAGTATGGCATACCGTAGAGCACACATTGATATTGTAGATGCTCGACAAACTAAAAACTTATGGATGATGCATGTATGCATTTTCCCGCATACGAACGATAATAGTCCTATATTCGGATTTGATATGGTGTGTGGGCCAAACAGGATGAGTGGCGGATTCCACGATTTTAGTAATGCAGGTGACCCAAATCATTACATGATGCAATGGTTTGATCAACGTGTAACAGAATTAAACTGGAAAAAGCCACGAGAATTGCCTGACTGGGCGGCGGCAATCTTTAGTCCTGCAATGATTGCAGTGGGCGCGGTAGATAAAGTAGATGAGCTAAATCAGTTTGTTCAAGCAGGACTCGATAACTTAGATTACTACCTATCTAATGTAGGGTTAACACAACAAAGTGGTGCTGATTTTCATATGGCACAGAATCGCTATTGCCACTATCAGAAGCAAAATCCACATAGCCCTCGTGTAATGGAAAGTTTAGGGTTAAGTAAAGCGTTAGTTAAGGATTTTATCGAAGAAGTGCTGTTTCCTGAAATAGGGTAAATAACACTATGAGAGCAACTGAATTTTTACTAACACCATTTAAAAGCACGATTGTCGAAGGATTGATGAAGTACAGCGGATCATCAAACGACTGGGTAAAAGATTACTATTGGAAACCGTTTATTGAAGGGTTGCCTGAAAATAATGTTTACTCGTTTAGTATTGATAGTGAAAATTTCGATGGTATTATACAAAATGGACAAAAAGTTGCAAACGAATTTCTAGCTGCTATTGCACATAAAGATCCTAAAATGTTGCAGTCAATTACTTTTAGTGTTCAACGGTTAGATGACGATGGCAATCCAGTTGAAGGCGAAATTTATAATAATGTTAAGCTAAATCAAATTTTTAAAGATGAAAAGATAAAAGGCGAGTTAAAACCAAATTTAGGAAACATTGCAGAATTAGTTTTAGGATGTGCAGTTACTACAAAGTTCGAAAAGCAAGGACAGCCTGTTAGTAAAGATGATGTAATTGGAATGGCTAAAAGGTTAGCAGAAGGTAAGGGCACTGTACAAACACACTCCGGCAAAGACAACATCACATTTAGTGCAAGTGTTCCATTTATCGATAAGAAAGCATTCTTTGCTTACTTAGGAATGGGGAAGAAGTCTGTAGCAGACTATAAAATTCCATCAGACACAATAAAAGGCATTACACAACATATTGCTAGTGCTGTAGATTATGTAAACACATCAAAACGTGTTCAATTAGCTGTGAGCAAAGCATCTGATGATCCAACAGAAAATTTAGTAGATGTGTTAAGTGACGGCGGTAACGCAGAACAACAAAAAATTACAAAAGTTGATTTAAAAATATCAGTTGCAAATGAACAGGGTAAACAAAGTTTTAACCTACTGAGCATTAAAGCAGGGCGAGTCGGCCAGTTCGGACAGGTTAGCGGATATGCATTTGATGCGCTAAACGGATTCTTTCAACAAAGTGTTGGCATGAGTTTAAGTCCTGCTGTACAGAAAAAGTTCGCTGCTCCTAGTACAGAAAAAATGACACGAGCTGAGAAGAAAGCAGATGTTGAAGCTGTCCGTGATGAAAATTATTTCAACGGATTTACAGTAGCATATGATGAAATAGAACGTTCGTTAGCTAGGATGGCAAAAACTGATCAAATTGGGCTTGTTAAACAAGTATACGACGGTATTTTACATCATGCAACCCGCAACGAAGAAAATGTTGAAATGGTTATTCTTACACCGTCATCGAAGAAAGCATTTAGTGAATTAACATTTGGAGCACCTCTAAAAGAAGCACTAAACGATTATCAGTTAGTTGTAAAACGCGGTAATAGTGAAAAAATGCATTTTATTGAAATATACGGCTTTCCTGTTACAACAAAAGTTAAGAAAGAAATGGGGTCGCATAAAGAACTATTAGTAAAATATAGATCTTATATGCAAGCATCTGCTGTTCGTAATATTATCGAAATGGGAAGTTTACTTAAAGAATTAGCAGATTGGGAAAAAATTGAACAAAAACAAGCATCGGTTCCTGCACAACCTGCTGTTCAACAACCTGCTCAGGCTGCGGTTCAGCCGCCCGATGAATTAGCAACTATTAAAAAGAATGCAGGCATAAAAACAATGCCTCCGAAGATTGCACCTAAGCCTGCCTTTAAAACTAGCCAGCCGACAATCGGAACATTGCCTTCGTCAAGTTAATAAATACTAAAAAAGGAGAGCCACTATGCGTAAATTAGCAGTGGCGGTCCTATTCGGGCTAACCACCCTTATAGCCCACGCCCAATCTCAGTCTCAATTATTTCGATCAGAAGTACCTGTGGTATGCGGGGGGTTGAAACAAATCATCGAAGAAGTAACTGGTGAAAAATATCAAGAAGTTCCGTTCTGGAATGGCATCCAATTAGATACAAAATTTATTATTACAGTAAACAGAACTAATAAATCTTGGACAATTATTCAGTATAACGAAAAAGGGTTAGCTTGTATTTTAGGCTCAGGTGAACAAGCTCAACTAATATTTCCAAATGCATCAGATTTATGATCAGAAAATTTCTGCTAGTATTATTGCTGCTACACTCAACAGCAAATGCCGGTTGGTCTTCTATTACAGCTAAAAGCTGGTTAGTAGCAGACGGGACTGGCACTATAATTCAAAGTGAAAATATAGAAGAAGTTCGTGCAATCGCAAGTATTACTAAGCTAATGACTGTAATGGTTGTGTTAGATGCACATCAAAAGTTAGATGAACGTGTAACAAAGTTTACCCGAGCAGAATTAATACAACTTGCATTGGTAAAGTCGGACAACGAGTCTGCAAGGGCACTATGCAGTAATTACCCAAAAGGCGAATACGAGTGCGTAAAGGCAATGAACGAAAAAGCATTGAAGTTAGGGATGTTAAACACTCGTTATCACGAAGCAACTGGATTAAGTGTGTTTAATGTAAGCACTGCTGAAGATTTAGTTAAACTAGTTGTAGAAGCACAATCGTATTCTGAAATACAGAAAGCAGCTAAAACTCCACAAATTAAAATTAATATACGCAAAAAATGGTTTGTGTTTAATAACACCAATCCCATTATTGGCAAGCGACATACTTTTATGGTAAGCAAGACTGGCTACATTGCCGCAAGCGGAGGATGTATTGTAATGATGCTCGATACTGATGTAGGACGCCGTATTGTAGTAGTATTAGGTAGCAAAGATACCCATTCTAGAATCCCTGAAGCAGAGTTTATAGCAGAAAAACTATAATAAAGATTGATCTTTATGTTCCGTTATGCTAGTATATACATAAAGGAATAATTTATGACACAGAGATCGTTTACACATTCGGGTACATTAGGTGACGTTGTATCTAGTCTAGTAATTGTAAAAATTTTAGGCGGCGGCGACTTCTACCTAAAAATGAATAATATGGATAATATGGTCCTAGAAAAACTAGGATGGCCGGGCGCTGGTATACATAGTGGTAGAATGACTGAGAAAGACTACAATGTCCTAGAACCATTAATCAAATCGCAAAGCTACATTCATAGTTTCCAAAAATGGAACGGTGAGCAAGTAACTAACGAATTTGAAGAAGTATGCAGACATCATCAAGCAGGTGGACTTAAACCACGCAACTTTGCAAATCAATATGCATCGAGTCAAGGAATTGATGCAAACTTATATAAGGAACAACTACAGCAACAATCGTGGCTAGAGTGTGAAAATCCTATTAAAGTTCCGAATCGCCCTATAGTAATTGCACGTAATACGCATTACTTAGATGGAGCTCCGACGCTAAATCCAACTTGGCAGAATTGGTTTAATTCTGGACTTGCAAATCGCTGTGTATATATCGGATTAGATCACGAACATGCGTGGTTTGAAGATTTGTTCAAAGTAACAGTGCCACACTACAAAACAGAAGATATGTTGCAAATGACTCGCGTAATAGCAGGATCAGAATTGTTTATCGGTAATCAAAGCAGCCCTTGCGGTATTGCTATTGCGTTAGGCAAAACTAGTTGGTTTGAAACTAGAAAAAACGAAACGCTGGATAATAATGAAATTTACTATCCTTTTAGAATTAACATTCAATACTTTTAATCTAACGTAGCGTAAAACACAATCTTTCCAGGAATCGGTCTTATTACTTTATTAGTAGTAAGGCCGAATTCTTTTAGTAAGTTGATCATTTGCTGCTCGTTCCAATACCATAAATGTTGAACAGGGCGCCAGTGATGCAACCCTTCAGGTACAAAGTAGTCTGGGATATCAACAATTAAGTTCCCGCCGATTTTTAGTAGTGACTGAATCTTTCCAACAATAGCACGGATATCTACCATATGTTCTAAACTGTCGTGCATGGTAATAAAGTCTTGACTGCTAATAGGTAATGATACTTCTTGGATAGGCTGTCTAATAGTAGTAGCATCATCTCCGATATCTTTACCAGGTTCAATACCTATACAAGTAATTCCTCTTGCGCGAGCAGCATGTACAAACGCACTATTAGAACTACCGATGTCCAACCCGATCATTCCTGGAGTTAAATGTGTATATGAATTTAATCGAATATTTGCAATTTTAAGATCGTGCTCATATCTATCCTTGTATGCTTGATGTCCAATTGCTTGCTGCGCATCTGTATGATACAGATTTTTATAATACTCGATTACTTTGTCTTGAGTCCAACCTGGTAGATATTGATGTGGGGTGCCGCAATGAGTGCAGACTAACAAGTCTATATCATTTTCTCGGCTCGCAAGGAATGAACTGTTGTTGCTGCATGAGCAAGTTTTAATTAAATTATCGTTTATCATTTTTGTACTTCGTTTATATGTTCGTTAAGAATGTTCAGTTTCCAGGGATATGCATCTGCAACTGCACCAGAAACAGCATGTAAAAGGAAATCCCCTACATTCCAATTTCCCCTAGATCCAAATACGTCGAGTCCTCGTTTATGAGGATAGTGTTTTAAATCATATGCATTCATATACACTTGAGGCAGATATGTTGTAATTGCACGCCACACTGGATTATGTTCGTCGTCCCACATATGTCCTTGCTCAGTACCTGATGCAGGATGTGGCGTTGTTAAATGTTGAAGATAATCTTTACCTTCTTGAGAATTACGAATAAAAAACACATCAGCATTAATACCGTGATCGTCCTTACATACAATAAAATGTATGGTTGGATTGGGATCTATCAAACTTTCTAATGGTATATTATGATTTGTAATTAGGCAATCTGTACCGGCATGCCAGAACCATTCTATTTCGGGATGTTGTTCCATTAACTCGAGTATATAGTAACATTTTTGTGTGCCGATGTGAACATTCGGAATAAACTTGTCATCTTTGTTAAACAACGTGTATCCGTGTCTTTTTGCATACTGTTCTTTTCCCGGTAACGTAATTTCTGCCATAGATTTGTAGTTTGCAGTATATAGGTGTACCATTCCAATTTTCATATTATTCTTTATCGTTAAACGGGATGTTAGGATTATCCCAACCATCGCCTATTTTTGGGTGACCCCAAGTAGTTAGTTCAGGGAGTGCTGACCACGCTTTTGGGGATGCAATTCCCATCCATGCTTCTGCTTCGTGTCTTGGAGGATGTCCTTTTAAATCTATTGTTGCAGGAGTATTAATATCTAGGGGCAATGGTAATGCTGGTAACTTTCTAATATAGCTACTCTTTGCCCACCAAACATTACCGCTAAAATGTGGCCACGGCTCGTCCATCCACTCGTTACCTGCTACATCAAATCCTTGATTAAGTTTTGAACACAACAGGTCCCATCGTTCGATATTCCAATACTCCATAAGGTCTCGCCATTTATAAGCAAGCACTTGATCAGGATGATGTGTATAGTTAGAACTTTTATTATGCAGTCTTAACACATTCCAATCTTCAGTATCGTTATCGCAAATATCTTTTAGTCTATTATTTGTGTAACTTTCACCTCTCTTTACTACACTATTTGTAAACAAGTGCCAGTAAATACGATCGTCGTTAGGACTAAGAGTTTTTGTGAATTCTGAAAATAATGATGGCTGGTAATGACACATCATATGAATCTCTGTTGCAGCATCCCACAATCCAGATCTTTTCATTTTGTTGATACAGTTAGTTGTAATCTCCTCCCAACCGTATTGTGCAACTATGTGATACGAAATTCTAATTTTCATAATTTATATTTTGTAAATCCTGTTGCGAGCCCTTGGAGATTTAAGTTAAACGAATCGAGTATAGTACTGTTGCCTATCATATCAGTTCCTTCTTTTAGAACCTCTAATATAGGTTTAATTTCGTTTAACTCGCAAAACTCCATTGCTTGCGATATTAGTGTACGCTTCTCTTTATAAACAACATCAAAAGCACGAATAGCCGGGTGTTCGTTAATTACAAAATCTACAATAGGAAATATATCTTCGAGATGAAAATAATCAAATTGTTTATTTTCTGAAATTACGAAATGTGATTCACTATACATCTTTTTAAAAAATCGAGTATCTTTTTCAGTATAGTGAAAATTACCATATAACCTTAAATTATAAAAGTTATCAGTTACTTCACAACTCTCTGCAATCGCTTTCTTTCCTTGACCATAAGGATTATCAAACATATCATATGCACTACCAAAATGTATAAGTTGTTTAAACTTAGTTTTATGATTTCGCACATTGTTCCACATCGTTATAGCATCGTCCCAATATTTTCTTTCCTGAGAAAATAAAACTTCTCTCCCAGTTAATGCAGTATGTATTACTGTATCAAAATTATGGATATTGAAACATTCTTCTACGGCAACTGCATCCATACAATCAAGCTGATCTCTACCGGGCGCATATACATTATGCGCTTTAGATAAATGAGATGCAAGGTGTCTGGCAAGATAGCCATTCCCACCAGTGATTAATATATTCATAAGTTTGGATGATTTAAGTCTCTATCACTAATAATAGGAGTATTACCGTGTAATGGCCAATTGATATTTAAAGTGGGATCAGCCCAATTAATTCCCCTATCAATTCCAGCGGAGTGGTAGTGACTAACTTTATAAGCAACTGCTGTGTTTTGTTCTAATGTTAAGTAACCGTGAAAACATCCGGGTGGTACTAACAATACTGACGGCGTATTAACAGAAAGCATAACTGATATATGTGACTTGAAAGCAGGGCTATTAGGTCTTGCATCAACTACCACATCAAATACGCTTCCGTTAACAACAGACACTAGCTTATATTGATCAACCGATAAGCCGTGCAGGCCCCTTAATGTATAAGATTGATCATTCCATGAAAGCATATCCTGGATAAACGGATCTTTTAGTCCAATTTGGTCGCTCCAAGAGTCTCTCCAAATTTCATTTAGCCATCCTCGGGTGTCTGAATGTCGTGCTAAGTTAATTAATTTAAGTCCGGGAATACTAAGTTCAGTTACATCAATCATATGTTACCAAATGAAATTCTTGGTGTAATACTTAACAACATCTTTAAGCACTGTGTCAAAGTCTGCTTCTGCTCTCCATCCCAATGCTTGCAACTTATTATCATTAATAGCATACCGAACATCTTGCCCCGGGCGTTTTACACTTAGATCTAAATATTGCATGGAGTCGCCGGGTAATTGCATTTGTGTAATAATCTTGTTAGCAACAATAATGTTTGATTCTTCGTAGTTACCTGCAATATTAAAAATCTCGTTCTTAACATCTGAATCGATGATTTTAAGTACAGCATTAGCAGTATCACCTGCATGTAACCAAGTACGACGAGGTAGCCCCATATCATGTAACGGCGCCGCCTTACCTAAATTAAGGTGCTTAACAGTATGTGGAATAAACTTTTCAGTATATTGTCCAATGCCGTAATTGTTAGTAGGACGTACAATAACAAACGGAAGTCCATATGTTCGTGCCCATGCTAACACTAACATATCTGCGGCTGCTTTAGTTGCTGAATACGGATTACTTGGTTTTAGTAAGTCAGTTTCTGTATGGGCGCCGTCTACAATATCTCCGTAGACTTCGTCTGTGCTAAAGTGTAGTAATGTCGGCATTTTAAACTTGTACTTTTGTTTTACAAGTTTCAATAAATTATGTACACCGTCAATGTTACTCTTAACAAATACATCAGATGATGCAATAGAGTTATCTACATGTGTCTCTGCGGCAGTATTAATGATGTAGTCACATTCATAAAGTGTATCCATATCATTTATATCGATTTGTTCAAACGAAAAGTTTTCGTACTTTTCTAGTTCTGGTAATAAATTCACATTTGCAGCATATGTAATCTTATCGATACCTTTAACATACCAACCTCTATTTAAACATGCTTGAGTTACATGAAATCCAATAAACCCTAAACAGCCAGTTACATAAACAATTTTCTTACTCATTATATTCCTTGATACTTTTAACGAGCCCATCTAGGGGCAAGTTCATTATTTCTAATCTACCGCCATTACCTGAATAGCTAAGATTTTGTGTTGTGTTGATTATTATTCGAGTATGTAAATCGTGTGTTTTTATAAACAGATTAGCGATGTCGCTAAGTTTTCGCTTATCGTTATATACACAGTTAACATCTCTGTAAATCGTATCAGTATTTATGAAGTGGCGTAGCACCGTGCAAAAATCTTTAACACTAATAAAATCAAAACATCGATCGTCAATTGTTATTTCGTTAGAATTTTGAATTTTACTAAACAGCCTATTAGCTGATTCTGTTTTATCAAAACACCCGAATATTCTTAATGTATAAAATTTAGGATCCTGCATAGAAATACGTGCAGTAGTGTTCTTGAGTTTTCCGTATATATCAATAGGATCACAAGTTAGAATATTTGTTTCGTGTGCATCAAATATTTCAGTGGACCTATCAAACTCTGCGCCCGAACCGATACTAAAGAATTTTTTAAAATAGTGTGATAGATTATAAAAATTTAAAAATATTTTTAAATGTTCGTCGAAATCACTTTGATCGAGATTATCAATTTTGTTTCTTCCGCCTGGGATGACACAGTTTATCACTATGTCTGGTTTAGTTGCATGAAGAAATCGTGAGACGTTGTTAAAGTTTGTAAGATCAAGATCTTGTCTTAATACCGGAACGACATCAAATCCTTTAATCAGCAGATTTTTAAGAATGTTACTTCCTAAAAATCCGCCTGCACCTAATATGACAACCTTCATTTACCGTAGTCCGGAAATTCTACTAAGATGGTGCTCTTACCGTCGGTTCTATTGTACGCTGCTTTGTATGCAGGTAGGATATCATTAACATAATGCAATTCTACAATATCTATGTTCTTACACATTAATCTAAATGCTTGGGCGAAATTGCCTTTATGTTGATCTTGTGGATCAACAGGCTTTTCTGATCCCACAGCAACTCGAATGATAACATTAGGAGTACATGCTCCACTACTCATAGCCTTCATTTTATCTAAGTGATTAACAATTTGATCGGTAGCACATAGTAAAAAGTTCCATCTTGGGACAACAGACACCGGAATAAATCCATTTAATGCAAGCCCTGTGCTAACACCAATTTGAAAGTTTTCTGCGACAGGGAATTCCATCTTCTTATTTGCAGGAACTTCAGTTAGGCTATCATAGCATCCGGTACCTGCATAACAAACTGCTTGCCCGAGAATGATCGTCTTCTCTTGAGCAGCAAGCCAGTTCATTGCTTCCTTTAGTGCATCATTATAATCTTTTGTAGTTGCCATTAGAATTGTACCCGTAAACCTGCACCCGCATGCGGATACTTTCCGTTTTTGTATTTGTAATAAATTAAATTGGGACTTTCATACCAATTAACTCCTTGCTCTGGAAGATACCATTTGTTACTACCCCACAGTTCGTGAGTAGGAGACAACACACTCAATTCGTTATCTTCTACTATAAATGTGATTGGTAAATTTTGTGCAACAGCATACTTGTATGCTTCTGTCCATGCGCCGGTCTCTGCAGACATATCACCTGTCCAACACCATACATGTTCGCTACCACCTTTTAACTTAGCAGCAAGTGCAATTCCAGTAGCAATACTTGGAATACCACCGACGATACTTGAGCAAATAAATTTATACTCTGGTAAGTTCATGACCATGCTCTTACCTTGTAAAATCTTTTCTCTAAGCACTTCCTTAGGTATACCCTTAAGAAGTGCTTGATAGTGATTACGCCAAGTGCAGCAGACCCAATCTTTTTCAGAATTAACTTTTTCAAATACCCGCATAACATTTTCTTCGTTATTTGCATATAAATGGATAGGGGCTTTTATCTTTGCAGAATTAAAGAGATCACCTATCTCGGTTTCAAAATCAATTAGTTCTTGTGCAGTAATCATAGATATGAACTCATAAATTTATCAATCTTCTCACCCATGTATGCAATTTGCTCGGGAGTAATAACAGGGCTGCATCCGTGGAAGAAAGTATTCTTCATAGTGAATGTAGCAACTGGAAAATTATCGCGGGCATCAGCTGGGTTCATCAAGTGACTGTAAGCAGGTTGTAACATGATGTTACCTGCAAAGTACGGGCGAGTTTGTATTAAGTTTTCTTCTAAGAAATCTACAATTTCCATTCGTGTAAACGGAGCATCCTTACGAATTGTTAATGGAAATGCAAACCAACTAACATCTGCCTTATCTTGTGGCCGAGGGATGTGGAAGAATTGTTCGTATTTCTCATAGATTGCAAATAGCAAACTATAATTGCGTTGACGCAGAGTATGTATCTCTGGAAGTTTCTTAATTTGTTCAAGCCCCATTGCACTTTGAATTTCAATAGGTTTTAGATTGTAACCGATTTCGTCATACACATATTTGTGATCAAATATGACACCCGGCATCTCAGGAATCCATTCACTAAATCTGCACTTGCAAGTTCCACACTTTAGCTTATTAGCTTCTGGTCCAACGCAATAGCATCCACGACCCCATTCACGAAATGCACGAACGATGTCTTCTTGTGTTTTATTGTTTACTGCAACAAACCCGCCTTCGCCCATTGTCATGTGGTGTGCAGGATAGAAACTACAACTTGCAAACTCACCAAACGAACCTAACGGTTTGCTATCGTAAGTTGTACCAAGGCCATCGCAGCAGTCTTCAAGCAATATTAAATCATACTTGTTAACTAGTTCCATAACCTTATCCATATTAGGAGGATTGCCGAGAACGTGCGCAAATGTGATTACTTCAATATCTGGATTTTCGGCAAGGATACGTTCTGCGTGGGCTAAGTCAATGTTTAGTGTATCGACTTCGATATCAACAAACACAGGAGTAAATCCAACTTGCAGTGTAGGGTTTAATGTTGTGGGGAAGCCTGCAATAGGCATTAATACTTTAGTGCCCTTAGGTAGATTGTGCCCGCGCTTACTTGTAAGTGCAGCCATCATTAGCAAGTTAGCAGAGCTCCCGGAGTTGGTTAATACACCGAACTGCTTTCCGAACTGCTTCGGAAATAGTGTTTCAAATCTAATGCTCTTATTTCCCATTACTAACCATTCGTTTAGTAGTGTCTCGGCAGCGGAAACAATTTCGTCTGCATTAAAATGCGGGCCCGCGTAATTGACAAAGTCTTTTCCAGCAGTCCAAATCTTGGCTGCATGTTTCTCGTCAATGTATGTTCTAATTTGGTCTAGTATATGTTTCATTATTTAATTATATGTTCTTTGTAAAAGCTTGCCAACCGGATTCGGTGTTCAAGAGAAGTTGCAGGCCAATGGATTAACCAGTCGCCTACTTGCCAATTGCCATCTTGACCTAATCTATCTCTGTGATCAGTGTAATGATACAGTTCATAGTTAAACGCATTCATATACCGTTGCGGCATAATCTTGCAGATGTCTTTCCACTGATCGCTTATTCTTGTGCCGGGCGGCCATTTGTCGTCTCCGGTGGCGGGCGGCAGTCCCATAACTGTTGCCATTGCGCGTTGCTCCGAATCCCAGAATTTTGATGCTTCTGGCTCAATACGAATTACCTCTTCAATAAACGATCGTCCTTCGGAGGTATTTCTAAACAGTAAACTATCTGCGTTAATACCGTTTACATCTGCAGATACATAATAATGATACGGATCAAGTGCTTTATCCTCAATTCGTGTATTAAAATTCATAATCATTGCATCGGTTCCTGTCCACCAAAACCACTCGATATCAGGATTGTCATACATTAGTTCTCGAATAAAATGAATTTTTTGATATCCGATTGTTGACCCTTGTTTCATTCCGCCAATACGGCAAAATGTTTTGTATCCGTGTTTTTCAGCGTACGGAACTTTATTTTGTTCCCACGTTAAATCTGCCAACGGTTGATAGTTGCTATCGTGTAGCTCAACTAGTGCATGCATAGTATCCTTTAAAAGTAAAACCCGTTAATGCGTGGGAACCATGTGTCGCCGTACCCACCATGTGGTGTTTGTGTTGATTCGTAATCTTTGCGAACTTCGCATCTATAGGATTTACCTAATCCAATAGCAATACTAAGCCCTACACTTTGATTACCTATAAACTGTTCGCATCCTTGAATAACTTGCGCAAGTTCAAGTAAGTCATTTGTCTTTTGATAATGAATCTTGGTCTTAAATAGTTCTTCGAAATCTGCGTGTTCTTGCGGAGAGCCAACAAACATGCCATACTCGCCAAGTCCGTTTTCAATCCATTGGTACCACTCGTCGCTAGGCGCGCCATAGAGATACCGAACAGTTCTGTTTACTACAATTGGCTTGCCAGGAACTACAATTGGAGAAACCGGAGTTAGCCACGGTTCCCAAAGCACTTTCTTTTTAACATCAATATTATGAATATCCATGCCTTTTGTTAGTGCGTAGCATTCTGTTTGATTGCCTTGCCAACCTTTAATAAGATGCATTTTCCAATGATCGATGTAATCTTCGCAATCAGGTTCGCCATTCCAAACTGCAACAGTGTGCAGATAGTCTTGAGCATTGAGCAACGGCTCAATCATTTCGAAATCTCTTTGTGTGTATCTTCCCTTTGCAGGGCCTGCATCTTTCCAACCTATTACATTTCTGCAAAAATCATCAAGTGCATTTAGCTTAACATAAAGATTCCCGCCTCCTAACATTTTGGTTAGACACAAACTGTAAATTGTATCCCCAAAAGTTCCCATCGTCGAAAAATTACGCATCGGTTGCATCCATTAAGTGTATAGTTTACACTATTTAATTCTATATAGCAAACTCAATTTACTCTTGAGCGAAGAGATGCTATATTAAATAGATACAATATTACAGGGAATTAGAATGAGAGTTTTTGATTGTTTTACATTTTACAACGAGTTCGATATTTTGGAACTCAGACTTGAGGAGCTTTGGAACAGTGTAGATTTTTTCGTAATTGCGGAAGCAAATCGAACACACCAAAATAACCCCAAACCTTATTTTCTCAAGGACAATTGGGATAAGTTTAAAAAATACGAAAGTAAGATTCGGCACATATTAGTAGACGATATGCCTAACTCTGCGAATTCTTGGGAAAACGAAATGTTCCAAAGAAAAGCGATTGAACGTGGACTAACTGATTTAGCACCTGACGACATTGTTATTGTTGCAGACTGCGATGAAATTCCTCGACCAGATGCAATTGATATGATTAAAGTCGACCCTAACGACTACGATAGATACAAGCTAGGAATTATGATGTCCTACTTTAAATTAAATTACTTGATGGTAAATTCTCAATTGCATTGTAATATTATGGTTACACGCGGTCGAGTATTTACAGATCCACAAACTGAACGTGGATATACATTTCCGTGGACTCAAAAACCAACATCTGAAATTATTGCAATTACGCATGCAGGTTGGCATTTTACTTACTTTGGTAATACTGAGTTTGCTGCAAATAAGATTAAGAATTTTGCTCATGCAGAAACAAATACTCCTGCAATTTTAGATAAACTAAATGTTGATTGGATGATTGAAAACAAAGTAGGCTTGCTGGGATTTGATGGAACTGAAAAATTTGAGTATGTCCAGATTGATGACTACTTTCCAGAAACTGTTCAAAATAATCTAGAAAAGTACAAAGACAAGATTGTACCAAACGCAGTTACCTTTGTAACTGATATCTATCCTTGGAACTAACATATGAAAAAGATTCTAGTAACAGGTGGCGCAGGCTTCTTAGGAAGTCACTTATGCGATAGATTAGTAGCACAAGGCCACCATGTCTTATGCGTTGATAACTACTTTACAGGCAGTAAAAGTAATGTTGCTCATTTGCTAAGTAACCCAAATTTTGAAGTTATCCGACAAGACATATGCATTCCGTTGTATGTCGAAGTAGATGAAATTTATAATCTTGCCTGCCCAGCAAGCCCATTCTACTATCAATGGGATCCAATTCAAACAATGAAAACAAGTGTAATCGGTGCATATAACATGTTAGGCCTTGCAAAGAGAACTGGCGCAAAGATCTTGCAGGCGTCCACCAGCGAAGTTTACGGAGACCCGCAAGTACACCCACAACCCGAAACATATTGGGGTAATGTGAATCCGATTGGCATCCGTAGCTGCTATGATGAAGGGAAACGCGCAGCCGAAACATTGTTTATGGATTATTATCGTGTACACGATGTTGATGTTAGAATCATCCGTATCTTTAATACATACGGTCCAAGGATGGCAAAGCAGGACGGTCGTGTTGTAAGTAATTTTATTGTTCAAGCACTACAAGGTAAAGACATTACAATATACGGAGATGGGCAGCAAACAAGAAGCTTCTGCTATGTTGACGACTTGCTAGATGGCATGCAACGTTATATGTCATTAGACGGAGATAGGATGCCGGGCCCGATCAACTTAGGCAATCCGGGTGAGTTTACAATGTTCGAACTAGCCCAAAAAGTTATCAACTTAACCGGAAGCGATAGTAAAATTCTGCAAATGCCGTTACCACTAGACGATCCGAAACAACGACGTCCGGACATTACACAAGCAAAGCAACTACTTGATTGGGAGCCAAAAATTGCGCTAGATCAAGGGCTAGAAAAAACAATTGCTTATTTTCGATCTATTTTGTAGCCATTTTACAACATATGCTTGACACCGAGGATAAATAAATGTATAATAAACACATAAGTTGATAGCACTGTTTGATGATGTAGGTAAAATACAACACAAAAAGAGTTGACAACTTAGTAGCATGGTGCTACAATAGATACAAGTTAGAGATTCCTGTAAGCAGTAAAAGAATTGTAAAAAGATTCAAAATAACGCAAACAGGGGTTGACAACGAAGCTAAATAAATGTATAATAAACACATACGCTGCAATAAGGTAGCGTATGTAAATGAAAGTTAAACGGAAAACATAAAATGTATTATAGTCTCATATCATTGCAAACATTAGTCCAGGGTTTACAAAAACCCGTGGCTCCGATGTGGCATGATTGCGCCTCTAATAGCTTTAGCTCGTATAATGCGAGCACAGAAACTATTGGGACACGCGGTGAGATTAGAATTGGGGTTCGAGAGGGAAGTGGTATAGCTTAACAAAGCAGTATCCAACAAACTTAAGAACCCGGAAATTAAAAACTTCCGGGTTTTCTTTTAACAGAGTTTAATATGAAAGAATGCAAAGATTGCGGAATAGAGTTCGTTAAAACAGGTAAAAATCATATACGTTGCGCTACTTGTAAAATAGTAGAGGAAAAGAGAAAACAACGAATTTATGAAAGAAAACTTGATTACCGTAAAAAATACGGAATAACATTAGAACAATATAATGCAATGTTTGCGAAACAAAATGGATGTTGTGTAATTTGCAATACTCATCAGTCGGAACTTGAAAAAGGACTAGCAGTTGATCATTGTCATACAACAGGAAAAGTTAGAGGATTATTGTGCAATAATTGTAACTTAATGTTAGGATTTGCAAAAGATAATGTTAACTCATTATTATCTGCAATTCGATATTTAAGTATTTAAGTAATAAAGATTAATCAATAGTTTTAACGCTGTGAAGCGTAAAGTGAGTTTAGTGTAATATAGTACGGTAACGTAGACCGGGTCCTGCACTTAAAACATGGGACGAAAGGGCGGTGTTTGGGATGAAACTCCTCTTGTGGAGCGAAAAATCAAACATGTTAAAGCAGACTAACGAACGACTAGACTCTGAATCTAGTGACGGGGCATAGCTTAGTTAGTCTGCTTTAACATACACATTCAACAGAGTGTGTTAAATTATATGGACAGTTGACCGAGAGGCCGAAGGTGGCGGACTGTAAATCCGCTCGTAACTGCACGTTGGTTCGAATCCAACACTGTCCACCATATATGGATGTGCCGAGCATTGGTGAGCTCAAGTGGCTGTAACCCACCCGCGTACAAATAAGACTGTATAGGTTCAACTCCTATCGCATCCACCAAGTTTGAAGACGACACAGTTACCTGCACTACAATGTCAAGCAGGACTTCAATTAGTTATGTATCCCTAGTGTCAGCGGCAGCACGTCGGTCTCCAAAACCGTTAGGCTTGGTTCGAATCCAAGGGGGTATGCCAGTTTTATATCACGTTGGACTTCTGGGTTAGGTCAGCAGGCTTTCATCCTGTGCAGGCGGGTTCGATTCCCGTACGTGATTCCAGTTATGGGGGCAGCAGAGGGCTGCGGTGTTCACTTGCAATGATCATGTCTAGTGGGGTTCGATACCCCCGGCCTCCACCAGTTTTAGGATAGGTTCAGCAACCAATTACATTCAACTTTTAATTGAAACCGTAAAAACTATCCTGTTATATTTGCCGTAGTCACTCTCTGGGAGAGTACCACACTGTCGATGTGATTTAGGCGAGTTCGATTCTCGTCTACGGCGCCAATTTTTATTCGGGTGTTGTGTAGTGGTAGCACAACAGACTTTGACTCTGTTAGTGAAGGTTCGATTCCTTCTACCCGTACCAGTCTTAGGATAGTTACAGCAAACAAAAAGCTAACTATGGTTGTCTAGCGACAAAAGCTATCCTGTTATTTTAAGGTGCGTTCATATAATGGTTATTATCGCGGATTGTCTATCCGTAGACGGGAGTTCGATTCTCCCACGCATCGCCAAGTTTTAGTATGCCCGGGTAATTAAATGGTTATAATATTCGCCTGATAAGCGGAAATTACAAGTTCGATTCTTGTTCTGGGTACCAAAGTGTATAGCCTGTTAGCTCAGGGGTAGAGCAGCGTCTTGATAAGGCGTTGGCCGCAAGTTCAAATCTTGCACAGGCTACCACAGTAATGTATAATTACTTATACAAGTTAAAATTACGCCCCATTAGGTTAATGGTAGACCACCTGTTTTGTAATCAGGTAATGGCAGTTCGATTCTGTCATGGGGCACCACAAATATTGGCATATAGCTCAGTTGGTAGAGCGTTTGACTGTTAATCAAAATGTCCCTGGTTCGAGCCCAGGTTTGCCAGCCAATTTTTATTCCGCAGAAGCCAAGTATGGACAAGGCCGTGACTGTTAATCACTGTTTAATCAGGTTCGATTCCTGAGTGCGGAGCCAATCAATGTTGTTCTTAGTGTAATGGATGCACAACTGTCTGTGAAACAGTTAGGGAGGGTTCGATTCCCCAGTTCAACCCAATATATGCAACTTTAGCTGATGTGGTCATAGCGGTGGTCTGAAGAGCCATTGAAACAGGTTCGATCCCTGTAGGTTGCACCAAAGTTTAATGCGGGTAAGGTGTTTACGGATACACACTAGTCTTCCAAACTTGAATAGCTCAGTTCGATACTGGCTACCCGCTCCATTTATGCGCTAGATTGATATTACTAGCTGGATTTGAAGCCAGAAGTAGAGGAGTTTGATTCTCCTTAGGTGCACCAATTTTATCTGTGACAAACGGTTCAGTTTGAAAAATACTACAAACTGAACCGTTTGTATAAATACATAATGTTAAACACCGCAACTAAAATTAAATGCGTTCATTGTGAGAAACTTATATTCCCGCATAGCGTAACGCGACACACAAACTCGTGCTATCTTGATCCCGTTAATAAAAGGGATTGTTTAGTATGTGGAAATCCTATAAAGGATTTCAAAAATAGTAAAGGAACTTGTTCTCATAGTTGTTCTAATAAATTATTTAGGACAGGCGAAAATCACGGGAATTGGAAACAAGACCGATATCAAACAACTTGCTTTGCGTATCATAAAAAGAAATGCGTAGTATGCGAAGAAGATAAGATTGTAGTAGTACATCACTTAGATCATAATAAAAAGAACAATGATCCGTCTAATCTTATTCCGTTGTGCCCAACGCATCATCATTACTGGCACAGCAAGTACAAACATATTATTGAAGATATAGTGTTAAATTATATCAAACAATGGAAAATTAAACTCTCATTGGGCTAGCGGCTATGCCTCCTTGTTTGGAACGAGGAAATCGAAGGTTCGAGTCCTTCATGGGAGACCAAAATATTGTGGCAAGTACACAGACCAATTTATATCTTGTTAGTTTAATGGTTAGAACGCTGGCCTTTCAAGTCGGTAATGCGGGTTCGATTCCCGCACAGGATGCCAAAGTTTATGGGTAGTTATGTATGCTGGGCATACCACTGTTTCGAACACAGCAGGACTAGAAATGGTTGGGGTTCGATTCCTCAGCTACCCACAGGTTACGCATAAATAAAGTATGCATTACTATTTGTACGAAATTAAAAATACCGTTAACGGTAAGATTTATGTGGGAGTCCATAAAACGAAGTCACTAGATGACGGATATATGGGCTCAGGTAAAGTTATTTCTAACGCAATACGCAAATATGGTATCGAATACTTTACTAAAACTATTTTAGAAACTTTTGATAATTCAAAAGACATGTTTGCTCGAGAAAAAGAAGTTGTTACTGACGAATTCTTAGCAAGAGATGATGTTTACAATTTGCGAAGAGGCGGTACCGGCGGATTTGACTATATAAACAAAATATTAACTCCTGCACAGAGAACAAAAGTAGGTAAAGCTGGTTTTTACGCAAATAAGCATCTGTGGAGTGAAGAAATTTGCAAAAAGTGGAAAGACGCTTCGCGATCCGCATTTAAGCAACTTCGAACGGTTTGGAAAGGTGATCAAGCGATGGAAGAATTGTATCGCAAGTCGAGAGCTAAAGGATGTGAGCAAGCAGCATTACCTGCTTCACAAGAGAAGAAAAAAGAAACATATAAAAAAATAGCCCATCAACAAGGGTCTGCTAATTCTCAATTTGGAAAAATGTGGATAACCGATGGAAAAGAAAGTTTATCAGTTAACAAGACTTCCGCCATTCCCGAAGGATGGCGGAAAGGTAGAGTCATATAGTATTATCTCGGTGTAGTGAAATGGTATCACCCTACGTTTGGGACGTAGAAGCGAAAGTTCGATTCTTTCTACCGAGACCAAGTTTATGGGTAGCTTAGTATAAAGTAAGTATATCGGTCGGTATATGACCGAAGGCGCCGGTCAAACCCGGCAGACGCCCCCAAGTTAAGCAGAGCCTGACTGAAACGGGCATGAGAGCGCCTGGATGGTGGAAATGATGGGTTCGATTCCCCTTGACTCTTATTTCAGTCTGCTTATTCATTTTAGGATGCTTGCAGCAACGATCATTTATGATCAGTTGGTTCGATTCCGACACCACGCTCCATGCGTAGTACGCTCTAAGGTAGAGCACCGGCCTTGAAAGCCGTCAATAAAAAGGCATCCTGTTTTATTCGCTTGTTTAATGTAAAGAGTAGCATATAAGGACGACATAGTCTAGTTAGCCTTACTGTACGGGGAACCGTAGCAAGCACCAGTTTTAGGATCAGTTCAGCAAACTTAATAAAATTTGATTCATTCTCAAACTAAAAAGTTGATCCTGTTATTTTTGACTATTAGGTTCTTTACAGCAATTAATTAATCATCTCCAAAATGAAGAGGCCGGGTTCGAATCCCGGACACAGAGTTAGTCACTGTGTTAGTGTAGTGGCAGCACTTAAAAGCAGAACCTGTTATGCGAGCGAGACTTGGAAGTCAGAGAGTCCTTATAAGACTTTTAGGGCCAGATTAGCCTTCTTGAGAGAGTTCGATCCTCTCCGCTCGTACCATATATTATTGGGGGATGGTGAAATGGTAGCCACACTGGTCTTTGAAATCAGCGCTCATAAAGAGTATGTAGGTTCAAGTCCTACTCCCTCAGCCACAGTTAATGCCCTTGTACGCTAATTGGTAGTGCGGACAGCCTTAAAAGTTTTTGGATGTCGGTTCGAATCCGACCAGGGGTACCAAATTTGCCTTTTTCGTATAGTGACAGTACATCTGTTTCGTAATCAGATTGCGGCAGTTTGATTCTGCCATAAGGCACCAATTTTTCAACATTCGAGCTAACGCTGGCAACAGAGGAAGTTCGTTTTTATTGAGAAATGATAAATAAGTGTATGTTCAAACCCACTTACTTATACATTAAAACGCACAACGACACTGGCTTAAAATACTTTGGAAAAACGATCACTAAAGATCCATCCAAGTATAAAGGGTCGGGCACAAGATGGTTAAATCACATTAACTATCACGGTAACAATGTTACAACAGAAATATTAGGCTACTATACAGACAAAGACGAATGTGTAGCCACTGCATTAGATTTTAGTGCAAAGAATAACATAGTAGAATCAGCAGATTGGGCTAACTTAGAACCCGAAGATGGTCTGCAAGGAGGCTACGGTGGTCCGGGTGATAAAAATTCACAGTTTGGTAAGATGTGGATCACTAACGGTACTGAAAATGTTAAAACAAACAAGAGCGATGCTATACCACACGGATGGTATAAGGGACGCACGATGCCAGCAGGATGGGGCGACAATGTCCGAGATAAACTTGCAGGTAGAACACATATAGAAATGTTGGGCGAAGAAAAAGCTAACATACTTAAAGAACAAAAGCATCAGCGTATGTTAGGAAACAATATCGCTAATGCTAAACGATTTCAACATTCGAGCTAACGGGCGCAAGTCAGGAAGTTCGGGACACACGCAAAGGGCGAGTAGGAGAGGCACTTCAAAGGAATAGCAATATTGCGATGAAAGTTGGGCTAAGACCTTTTTGGTTGTAGCAGTATCCTCGTTAATACTACCGTGATATAGTGTGCAACACAAACAGCACCTGGGAACCTTTTGCTTATAGGTGCGGGTTGTGGCATCAATGATCCGGATTGAAACCCGGGGAGAATATTTAAGTTTGATCTAACAACTCTCCTTGTTAGTTGCATTACCTTGAAAAATTCGGGCGGAATTAACTACCTTAATGTAATGTGCTGGAGGTAAGTGTAGTGATTGAACTTGGTATAGATTAATGTTAGCATAGAACAGAATCCCGGCTACGGAGTGTTGAATACTAAATAATTTTATGAAGCTCCCAACAGACGCAATCCCAGTACCTGATGTGTATGAATCATTTAGTGATTCGCTCTGGCAAGAGTTCTTAGACTCGAATATTGCGCTCGAGAATCAATTTGCAGATACAATACCGGCTCCGTTAGACGTGAAGCCAACTACGCCTGATTATACTCCTGTAATTAGTCCGGAAGAAGATCCATTTAAGCCCAGGTAGTGCAATTGGTAGGAGACAACGGTTTTAGAAACCGTACAGTGTGGGTTCGAATCCCATCCTGGGCACCAATAATAGCTGAATTGATGTAGTGGTAACCTAGCTGCTTGGTACGTAGCTTACGTGGGTTCGATTCCCGCATTCAGCACCAAAAATGAGAACATACTTATATTACGCTAGTATGTTCTCATTTTGGGATAGACGGTTAGGTTTGAGTCGTAAGTAGCGGCGCTGTAGCAATACACCGCGGGTTTAACGTGAAAGAAACAAGATCTCCCTTTCTCGAGACAACATCGAAAGATGCTCCCAAAAACCTTTTTATGCCTCGGTAGTTTAATGGTAGAATAGCGGTGTTACATACCGTTGATGGGAGTTCAATTCTCCAACGAGGTACCAGTTTTAGGATCAGTTCAGCAAACTTAATAAAATTTCACTGTAAATGAAAATAAAAGTTGATCCTGTTATTTTTCGGCGACTTAGTGTAACGGTAGCACACGTAGTAAAAAAGCGCATCCTGGCAAGGATGTTTTCCGCACTACAAATACACTTCCATTATCAGGACGGAGTCGGGGTTCGAATCCCTGGGTCGCCACCAATTAAGTATAAATATAATATGTTCAAGAAACTTATTATATTACTTCTTTTATGTTTAGCGTTACCTGCATCATCGATGCTATGGCAAGCGCAAAACGGACAAATATTCGGAAACATTTGTGTTATCCAATATTTTGCAGTTAATCAGTACGGACAACAAATTCCTCAACAAGTTGTAGCACATGTAAATCCGCAACCAGTTGGTACTAATTGCTTTGCCTCGCAGTATAATGCGTGGGGTTATATAGCAAATTACTAAGGAACTGATATGAGCATAAAAGAATTAAGCGAAACAATATCTAAGTTAGGTACATTTGGTATCGCAGCAGTTATTATTGCTGTTGTATCAGCAGTGCCGGTAGCAATCACAATAGATGCACGGTACGCAAAGGAAAAGGCACTGCAAGAGCAGATGTCCGAGACAAATAAGAGATTAGAAGAGCAAGTGATGCACCTGCAAACAGTTAATGGTCAATTACAAGTACTGTTATCTGTAATGATTCCAACAAAGCAAGTTGCACAACTACCTGCATTACCGGTAAACATAATTACACAGGCACCTGTTGCTGCTCCGAAGATTACCGAAGCACAACAAAAAGCGATTGATTTGCAGAAGCCTAAAGAAGTTGTAATACAGTCACTCAAGAATAACACAATTCAAACTGACGAAAAGTTAAAACAAACACTTCAAGCAGTAAAACAACAATAGGAAGGTAGAAGTGCTGGGCACTAAGCAACTTGGAAAGTTGTTCCTGTGGCGATGAGCTGCGGATGGTTCGATTCCATTATCTTCCGCCAATTTGCTTTGTTAGCTCAATGGTAGAGCACTGTTCTGACTCGACAGACACAAAGGTTCGATTCCTTTACATCGCACCAAATTTTTCTCCCCGTAGTATAATGGATAATACACTAGGCTACGAACTTAGGAATGGTGGTTCGATTCCATCCGGGGAGACCAACGGTTGACATCAGGTAAAACTGATATTATAATTAAATTTTAGGAGAAAGATATGCCATTCATTCAAAACGCAGCAGCCGACGATATGAATAAGGCGTTTCACAAAGATCCTGGGCCACGTTCAATGCTTATCCAAATTATGGATACTGCTACCTCCTGGTGGCCAGAAGCAAAGCATGACTTTATGGAATCTCATAGATTCGAGTTCCTAGATATCGAAGAAACGGATACTATATTTGACGAAGAATGTCGCATAAGTGATGTTCAAGCAGGCCAGCTTGTGGCATTACTGCAACGAGCACTTGACAACGATATGAATGTTATTGTACATTGCTACGCAGGTATATGTCGTAGCGGTGCAGTCGCTGAAATCGGAATCAAGATGGGGTTTGATGATACTGATCGCTTTCGTAGTCCGAATGTACTCGTGAAGCACAAGATGATGAAGGTGCTAGGTTGGACATACGATGAGAAAGAACAGTTCGATTTAGGTAATTGGCAAGACTATGACATGATTACCGGGTATCGCATCAAGGATGGAAACTCCGGTTAACTAGTAAATACAATCACTAGGAGTTAATTATGCCAGCAGTGCTGATTGTTGATGATCGAAAAGAAATGCGCCTACTATGGACAACAGTTTTAAAAGATTCTTGTCACATAGTAGTAGCATCGGGTGGTGAAGAAGCTATTTCAATATTAAAAGAAAATAAACCAATGGTTGTTTTACTTGATGTTGTTATGCCAGATGTAGGTGGTTATGCAGTGTTAGATTACATAAGATCAAACCCTGCGTTAGAAGGAACCAAAGTTGCTCTTATCACAGGAAACAGTGAAAAAAGAGATATCGAAGAAGGGATCCTTGAGCATAAAGCCGATAGGTACTTTACAAAGCCTGCACATATTCCTGATGTAATAAATTGGGTTCATCAATCTTTAGCACGAGTAGCGATTTCGAGCTACAAGGCAAATTCTAAAAAATAGTGGTTGACAGCGTACCAAAAACGCTGTATAATTAACACATAAACAAAAGAGGTACTATATATGAAGCGAAGTTCAGCTAAACTATAGTGTCACTTTAAACCCCCATGTATGGTTTAAGGTGGCACGTAAAAGACAAACAAATACGTAACACCTTCTGCAAGCTTTAGTGGTGAAGCAACCGGCTCTTAACCGGAAGAACACAGTTCGAGTCTGTGGCGGAGGACCATATATGGGATCATAGTGAAATGGTTATCACAGCGGACTTTTAATCCGCCAGTTCCGAGTTCGAGTCTCGGTGGTCCTACCATATGCAAGTATATTATGACGAGGTTATACCTAGTGGTTGCAAACACAAAGTTGATGCGTCCTAGCAAGAATCGGACTCTTGGTAGTGTACTTACATATGGTGTGAGAGCCTTGCAAACGGCCTAAGTGTCTTGTATTGTTGTGGAGATAAAATACTTGAACGACCTAAGAGGGGCAGTG